AATGTCTTAACGTTATCAATTCCCTTTTTAACTCCTTTCGTTGCGTTGTTTATGTTGTACCCTGCTATCTGTATCTCTGCTATTATTTCAGGTCTTGAATGGTCACCTAAGATATCAGCATTCTTGTCAACTCCTAAATCATTCATTCGCTCAATCAACATTGTAGTAGTCAGATATGATTCATATATTATAGGCTCAACGAATATATCCTTCTCATTCCAATATACCTTCATTAATGCAGTTGGGTGATTATATCCAAAGTCTAATCCATAACAGAATGATTCAAACCTAGCAGGTCTTTCTTTAACGAATTGCCAGTTACTATAGATATTTGTTTTAGATATCGTCTTCTCACCTAAAGCATAGATTTGATACAGTGCTTCATCCGTTCGTTTAAGGTCTTCAATCTGTCGCTTGATGCTATCAGGTAGAAATGGATTGTCTTTGTATGTAGATTTGATTAAGATGCTTTCATCTTCAGGTAGTTCATATAACCAACTTGAACTATCGGAAGGATTGTAGTCGAATATCATTGTAGATTCAGTTCGCATATTCAACTGTTGGAAGTCTTCAAACCATAACTCATTGGCTTCATTGCACCAACCGATATCACGTTTACGACCTCTAATCTTTTGCTCGTCATCTACGGAAAAGAACTCAACTATTGAGCCATTACTAAATCGATAGATGTTTTCAGACTTGTTATGACTTGTCACCTCATAGATTTCTAGGTCTTTCATTATCTCAAAGAAGTCACGCATCACAGTTGCTCGTAAAGCAGGAAACGTTTTCCTGACTATAGAAACTACCTTATTAGGATTCTGTAAGCAATAGACGATTATAACCTGACAAAGTGAATAGGTCTTACTTGAACGTGAGCCGCCTTGATTAATTATAAATCTAGTAGCTGAATCAGATAGTGCAGTATAATTCTGCTCAAAGATTTTAGTTGCTTTGATTTCCACTTACAATAGTAACTTTGATTTCGTTTATCTTTTCTCCTTGACTTGTAACATCCGTTTTTTCAGTTAACGAATTTAACCTTTGTGTAATACTTGGATTGAATTGTCCAACCATACCTCCTTCGATTTGGTCTTGACGTATCTTTCTCTTTATGCGTGAACAGATGTTCATATATTCATTATAAGCCTCATTCTGATTTACAAAATACTGATGTACAAAACAGATGTTATCTTCACAATAGTTTTCGAATCCTTCCATTGTAAGTGGTGGTGTGTGAAATTCTGATTTTACTCCTGCTGCAGTTGCTTTCTGTATCTCTCGTGGTTTTAAACTTAATTGATAACCTTGAAATAATTCCCATAGTTTTTCAGGTGTTTCTATATACTTATGTTTAGCCATTATTCGTATTTTTCTAGTTTTCTTGATAACACATTTCGTGGTACACATTTTGTGTAACTTGATTGAATTCAAATTCCTTCACATCTGAGTAAAAAACACAGTAAGCAGAATCAGTTGCTTTTAGACATTTCTTTAACTTACTCCATTGTTTTGAATGAAGGTCTTGATTTATTACTGCGATATAATACTTTCTATCCTTTAACACTTTGAATGTAGTTGTATGCTTGGTAAAGTAGTTGAATCTGTCTTACGTCTGATTTAATGAAGTTTGAGTCAATATCTATACTTATTCCTTTCTGTTGGAATATGTATTCTTTAACTGATGCTATCATATAGTCAAGATTCATTTCTTTTTAGTTCGTGTTTTTTTCACTATTGGAACTGAAACATCTTCTATTTCTTTATCAGGCTTTTCAAACGTTAGTTTAATAGTCGCTTCAACTTCAAAAATATGTGCTAATCCGTTTCTTGAATACCACTCATAATGTTTTGGTAGCATTTGGTCAATTATTACACTTTGATTGCCTAATACACTATTATACACAATAACAGTCTTGCCTTTATATTCATCCTTTATTTGCATTTTTCTCATATTCGTTTATTAATAAAAATGTTATATGACTAAGAATCGAAGCAGCTATAAACTTATTCTGATATTCGTAATCATTCCATATTGCTACAGTCATTCCAATAGATAGAACAAATGTCGTTAATGCTATCCATCTACTCATAATGGTCTTTATTTAGTTCGTGTTTTAATCGTCTTAAATCTGATTTCATTTCTGTTATCATTGCGTGTGCCGTAAATACCGATATATTAAAATGGTCTGCAATACTTCTAGTGGTGTTATATCCTTTATCGTGATATGTCTCAAAGAATATTAACTTGATTCTGTCATCTACTGTATTACGATATATTTCAATAACTGATTTCTGCTCCTGGTAGTTTAGTTCAAAAAGTATCTTATCTTTCAATTCATCTTCAGCTTCTTCAATAGGCATATTATTCTCTACACTATTGACTATCTCTATCTTGCTATTTGTATCTCTAAATAGTAACTCACATTTGATAAAGTGAAATAGAAAGTCTTTAACGTTTCCGTACTTAAACTTTGATTCGTTTTTTATACAGTTTAGGTAAGCATTCGATATTACAGTATCTACTTCAATCCGTATTTTTATACGATTTAAAAGATACATCGTGTATTTCCTAACCTCAATATAATGAAGTTGCAAGTATCTATCCAGTGAGTCCTTCATACCAAATAAAAAAGTCCTTAATAAATATCTTTCTTCTCACCATTGAACAAAAACAATCTTTACTTTTGATTCCGTTCACTCTTGAATAGATAGCATCTAACTTCTTACAGGTTATCTTTGCAGTTTGAATAGTTGAATCTGCTATCTTGATTGATTCGATGTAATCTAGTTCATCTTGCTCAAACATAGTGATGTGATGTAAGTTAATAACGATGTAATACAAGCAAAGCTGAAACTACCTGAGTAGATTAAGCCACTCCAAAATCCCATACATTTAAAACAACCTAAGCCAGAATATATCCAGTCGGTTAGAAAGTGAATCGGTAAGTATCCGAAAGTCCAATCTATTACAAATTGAATAGGCTCAAATTCTACAAACCACCAAGCAAAAGCAATAATTATTAAATACTCCATAGACGTTTTTTTCGTCAAATATAAGATTAAATTCTAATCAACTCCTTTATATAACAAATTAATTATAAAAATGTATATTAGATTTCTCATTTGTTCGTGTTTTTAAAGGTTTGATTATAATATTCTTCTGGAGTAGAACTGCCATCATAGAATTCTCTATATCCATTTTCCCAAGCATCTATTATCTGCTTTTTCTCCATTTCTTTTGCTTGTTCAATGGCTTTCATTGAATAGAGATTAATGTTTTCAAAACTTTCTAATTCTAATACTCTAATAAGCCATTCTACTGCTGTCATAGTTACTTTTGGTTTATAACCTTTCTTTAAACTCATAATTATTTCAGCTTTTCTGTTTGATTTTCGTATAAATTACCTTGCTCTTTAAGATATAGTTCTATTACTCTAATAGTTTTTTCCAAGTCAGTAATCCATTCACCCTTTTTTCTACAACGTACTATCCTCTTGATTACTTCAAATTCATATGCATTTAGTTCGTGTTGTTCAGCGAATAGGTAAAGACTTCCATTCGTGTTATCATAGTGCTGGTCTTTTTCAACATCAATTACTTCAAAGAACTTAGATAATTCTTTTAAAGTATAAGTATATTTTCCATCTTCTCCATTTACCATTACTTGATATTTATCCACATAAGATATTTTATATATCTCATCTACTTCAAAAGCATCACAGCTAATCCAAAAATCATTTTTACCACCTTTGTATCTTATTTTATCTCCTGCTTTCATAATTTTATCTTTTTGTTAACGTCAACGATATGATAACGTTACCTAACAGCCATTGAAACGGCAGTTAGCCTTTCGTTATGGGCAAGCGTAAGCCCACCCATAAAAATTACTCATCCATTTTTGTTGCCAAATCTTCTAACTGTTCAAGCACTTCATACGGTGTTTTGTCCGTTTGGCTTTCAGTCGTAATTTTTGCCAACGCTGCAAATAGCAATCTACCTTCTTTGGTAGTTCTGTCAATTTCTTTTAAATCTGTAATTACTTTCATTTTTTAAGTATTAAACGCCAGCCCATAACATACAATAACAGCAAGTGGGGGTTGGTTGCCACATTGAAGCTATCTGCACCTAATAAAGTTTATCGTCAAGTGAAAGTGCTGTGCATTTAAACCCCACCTGACGGTTATTGTCAGCCGTTATAACCTAGTATATTTATCAACTAATATACTTATCAATATCAATCCAATGGCTATTAATCCTATTATTATTTCTCTACTCATTGCTTTAGTTTTTGTTTGTAAGTCAAAAGTAATTCTTTTAGTTCAATCTTCGTGAATTTTTTTACTTCGTATGCTTTTTCACGCAAAATTATGAATTCGTCTTTACCTATTTTCTTTTCTAGATTCACTCCGTATAAAATTAAGTTACCGTGTAGAAAAGTATTACAGTATTCGCATTGAAGATGTACGTTGTTCTCATCAAATCTAACATTTGCGTGACCTCCTGATGAAAAGTAGTGACCTGCATTCTCTTTCTTGCAAGGCTTATCACACGATATACAATTCAAACCTTTATCACGTTGTCTAATCCAAGCATTAAACACTTGTTGTGTCATCTTCAGATAGTCTTGCAACGTTAATAAATCTTCTTTCTGCTTAATCTTCTTCTCCTTTTTCATAGTCGCTAGATTCTTTAATGCTTGAGCAGTTTTTAAACATATATCGCAACGATTAGTTTTTATAGTTGAATTAAACTTTTGTTTAGGCTCGAATATTTCGGAGCAGGTTTTACATTGTTTCATTTTGTTGTTTTAAAAATTCTATTAATGGGAGCAATATTCCTTTAGAAGTATTTAAATCTCCTCCTGCTTTATCTCTATTTGTGTTTAAGTATTTTCTACATAAATCTTTTAGCTTTTCAGTTTTAATAAACATACAATGAAAATCACTTAACCAATAACACCAATATTCAGCTTCACTTGTTGAAATACCACTTCTCTTTCCTCTTGATTCATATTCTACATAAATGTTACCAGTTTCCAAACATCTAAAATCTCGTTTAATTTCAATCTTACTTCCCAACAAATCATTGAATTGCTTTTCATAAACTTGACCTACTTTTAAATCATATTTAAAATCATTGTTATATTCCATCTATTTCTTGTTGTTTATTTAGTTCCTGCTTCAAATATAATATTTCTAATCGTAAACTTGTATTTATTCGTGTTAATGCATCGTTATCGTCTTCAAGCATTTTAAAGACTTCTAAGCTATAGTTCAAATCATTTGCTTCACGTTGTATCATTTTTTGCTTTTCTTCGCTTACACGTTCTAATTTAGACCTAAAAAGCAATCTGTTGATGCTTATCTTTATGTTTAGTCTTGCTGTTGCTATATCTGTATCTTTCATTTGTTCGTGTTTTTAAAATGGCATTCCATCGTCAAAGTTATTATTTTGTTCTAATGGCTTGTAAAAATTCTGCACT